GTTTAATGTCTTTGAGCCAATCATTGAATTTATTATATATAGAAATGTTTTGTGGGGAATTTATTTTTGCAAGAGTATTTTGAATAGAATCCTCTGCTATTACTATATCGGGATGGCTAGCAAATAAGACTTGTGTTTTTAGTCTATCTAACTCCTGGTGTTCTGATTTTGATAAACTCCTTAAATTTTTCTTGTTGTAAAAGGTCAACATGATGGGATTTATTATGTCTGATATTTTATCTTGAGCTTGTGCCGCCCATAGGGCGATTTTTGCTCCGGTTTGCGGTTTGAAGGTTTTCTCTTTTCTCTTCTCTTTATCTTTTGATAATCTAGGTCTTCCTTCTCCAGATACGCCAGGCAACGATTCTGGGGAATCGTTAGCCAACTTCGTTGATGACATTTCCTGTTTAAGTTGTATTGCTGTTTTTTCTGATGGTTTTTTCTTTGGTAAGCTGAGGCCAACTTGAGAAGGCGTTACTATTCCTAGTTGTAACGAAAGTTTCTTTAAAGCATTTTCAAATTGTGGGTCATGCCAAGGGCCAGCCTTTTTGATCATTCTGTCTGATTTCCTGTCTCTGTTTTCTCGATTTAATCTTGCCTTCTCCATATCTGGATCAAAACCAAACTTGGTTTGTAGTAACTCATCGCTGATTAGATTTCTGTCGGCTAATTGTATAAGTAGTGCCTTTTCGGCATCTTCATTGCTGAGGTCCATTCTATCAAATTCTATGCTGGCGGGAAACCTAAAGCCCATAGCCTTTTGTACTGCTATAATTTCTTTTTCCCAGAAATCTGTTAACAGATCTCTGCCATACTGTAATCTTTGGGTTAATGTTTTGAGTGATATAAAATTATTGGTAGTACCAGCAGCACCATATGTCCCAGTCAACGTCGGAGGAATTCCTAATCCAGCATATATGCTATTGAGGTGGGGTGTGTATTTACCCTCTCCCAAGAATTGATGTACATTTGTTTTGCTTTCTAATAACTCTATGTCTGGACCCCAAACCAAATCCATTGTTCCACCACCAACATTATTTCCTAAAATCTGAGCAAGTTTGGCTGTAGCCGCTTTTGTTGGAGCTATCTTGTGTTCTAGGCTACCGAGCTTGAAAATTCTAATATTAGAAATAGCCCCGTCTAGAGCTGCAATATCTGCAAGCTTTAATTTCTCAATAACTGTAATATCGTCCATGATAGCATAAATCATAGGATATGCCCATGTTTGCCAGTCGTCTTTTTTATAGTGATAAACCACAACCTTAGTGGGGTCTAAGGGGTATGGTTTTCTCGTTTTTGCTGCATCTATGATGGCTGGAGGAAGATTATTGATGATATTTTTTTCATTATCATTTCTTGGAGCGTTGACTATTTTTCTTATTCTAGCTGGTAAAACTAATTCGTATAGTTTTTCGTGTACGAATGAAGATAAAGCACCAGCAGAAACTTCTACACAAACAGGATCTATAAAGGTATATCTCCAGGGTATTTCTTTCTTTTCTATTTTGTATTCTGGCAAAGTGTCTATCTTTAGGTCTGCTACACCTATGGCCTTATATAGGTCTTGTGCTACTTTGTTGCCAATTTTACCAGTTTGTTTATTGATAACAACATTACCTGTTTTATATAGATTATTTAAGAATCTTTCGCTTCTGTCTTTGCCGTTGATTTTCTTGAACCACTGCCTATAAAATCTCTCGATTCTTTTATTCTTGTGGACAATTTTTATTCCTTGTACGGCAAAATCACCCATCAAATCAATAACATTCTTAACCAAACCAACTCTCTGATATATATCCTCAGCTTTTTTTATGACCGCTTTAACGTGTCTTGGTACTGCTTCATCAGGACGAAAATAGTCATAATCTTGTCTTGTTAGTCCTGGTCTACTACCGGTGTTGCCGTCTAAATTGGAGAAATCATTGTAATATCTGCGACCTGCTATGGCTTTGTTTATTCCAGTATATTCCTCTAAGGCCCCAGCAGAAGCTTTGAGTGCCTCTCCCTGAGTATTTGGGTCGCTATTCCAAAAAACATATGCCTCCTTAGGATCAATAGAAGCATTTTTAATTGGCGATTTGTTATCTGGCATATCGTTTGTTTTGTAATAGTATTGTAATTGTATTGATAATTATATACACTAATTATCTGTAAATTCCAGTATAAATATCTGCATTAGCTCCTTGAGTGAACCAATCTGGACCCTTATACATCTCTCCATCCTGTTTAGCGCTGCTGCTGCGCAGATTGTCTCCAATTATATCATAAGATATTGGGGCTGATTGTCTATACATTTGTCTAGCTAACATATTAGCAATTACTAATGAGCTATATCTGTCTTTTCGTAGTCGGCCCTTTTTTCCTCCGTGCATCTTCACTTCAGGGGTATCCCATCTATCTCTAGCATTGGGGCCATTACTGGTTTGAGTCATAACAATAGTTGTTAATTCGTTCTTAAGTTCTTCTATCTCCATAATACAATCTTGGGCGCTATCATATATGTTTGTGCTATCTGTGTCCATAATATCTTTACCTTCTTGCAACATAGATAAGCCTAGACTCAAATTATCAAACCTGGGAAATAATAACAGCTTATCTTCTAAGTCTTTACGTAAACCGTGATTTGCTTGGGCTGTCCATTCTGATTTAGCGAATTGTATTAGCTCTAATATGTGTAATCCAGATTTATCGTCGGTTTCTTTGGATTTGTTAGGGTCAATAACTGGCCATATAGGAACTTCTCCATCCTGAAGTTTGGAAGGATCGTGTAGCGCTTCTTCTATAGCAACTCCCCCACCCTGAGCATCTAAGCCAATTCGTGAGCAAGGAAATATCTTCATAAGATCTCTGATTTTTCTAGCACAAAAACCATAAAAATCGTGTTCGTCAACCAATCCTGTTTTTTGTCTATCTTGAAAGTTAGAACGATTAGTAGTCCATACATGAACAATTCTAGAATGGTCTGCGTGTAACTCTATAATCACGATGCAAAAATTATCTTTTTCGCTAGCAGGATCAATACCATATACATATTCCAAATTAGGGTCGCCTTTAGTCTTAGCTTCAAAAATAATTTCTTTTTCACCTATTTTTATGGGATTGGCAGTTCCTGTAACACAACTTTCTATCAAGCTTCTTCTAAAAAAGCCTTCACTATCATTAACAAAACAAGCAGCATATTCCATATTATATATGCCAGTATGAATAGTTGCTTTGGCTCTTGATACTTGTTTATCGTCCATGAAGCCTTTAGGTATTAATTCGTAAGGTATTCTAATTACACTATAGTCTTTCCAGTTAAAGTTTTCTGGAACTTCTCCCTTGAATATTTCTTGTAATTTACTAGAATCTCCTTTACTTTCTATAATAGCTTTATATCTTTTCCAGTATTGAGCGAAATGCTTGAAGCCATAATCTGCGGTGCCAGATATAATAGCTTGATTGCTTTTTCTTGTGATTAGACTTTCTAGTTCAGGTGTCCAAAGACCAGCATCTTCCATAGCCTTTTTTCTGGCTTCTTCTTTTACATTTGCGATAGGACTAGCACTAACAGCCGCGAAACCTGCTACGACCGTTTCATAAATGTCTGGGGATATAGAAGCAAATTCATCAGCAACGATGATATGCGCTCTAAGACCTCTAATTTTGCTGCCGTCGCCCATAGGAATAGCAATAGTCCAACTGTCTCCTAATCTTAATGTACATCTATCTACATCTCTTCTCGGACCATCATCGTTACCGCTAAAAATACTTCTCAAAACAGGACTATTCTTCCAAATATTTTCCATATATTCAAAAAGAATCTTACTCTGCCTAAATGCTGCGCCCACAACCACTATCTTTGTGCCTGGCACAAATGTGCATTTAAGAATACAGTATAAACTCATAAGAAAAGATTTGCCGAAACCACGGCTAGCAATAAACATAGGAAATGGTCTATGCCAAAATTCTTGTAGAATCACCATTTGAATAGGGTGCAACTCTATACCAAATAGCATTTTGACCGTAGATCCAATATAATCTGTATTTTTCATCAGTTTCATTAGATGAGCATCTGGATTTTCGATGTCGTATTTAGACCTGTGTATCATTGGATTTTTAATTTCCAATGAGTTTAAGTCCCCAAGACCTAGCCATGCATTATCATAATTAACCATTTGTTAATTCCTTAGATATGTGATAATACATTCTTTTAAAGATCATACCAGCAAGTTTACTAGCGCTAATATGATCCCCACAAAATACTACTTTAATATTATATTTTAGTTCTAAGTCTAAAATATTTTTCATAATAAAAGCAGGAGAGATTCTAATTTTATCCCACATTTTTTTAGGCACATTAGAACCTACTGGATATCTTAATATGTCCTCAACACTAAACTCCAGTAAAAAGAAGGGATATTTGATATTC